TTCAGAAAAAGATTTTAGAGCTTACACAAAATCTGCAAATCGCAATTCTGTTGAATTTTGGATAAAGCGCGGTTTTAATGAAGAAGAGTCTCACAAAAAAGTTTCCGAATGCCAGAAAAAATATTCCGGCAGCCATTACTTTAAAGTTAACATATAAAGAGTATGATTAACTAAACCTTTCATATCCGCTAAGATATTTAAAAGATCGGAATCTGCTTCGCTAACAATAGGCTCTGCATATTCGTTTAGAAATATCTGAAGGTCAATAAGGTATTTGCGTGCATCAACATTGGAATCAATTTTAATACTAATTGCTCCGCTAATCCTTCCATATTTTCCTTGATAAGTTTCAATAAAATCATCAGTAAAGCCGAGCCAATCAGAATAAAATGTGTCAAGAGCCTTATGCTCTGAATAGCTAAGTGTTTCAAGATGAAGATAATGAATCTGATCTCTTGCTTCTAAAAATCTTTGTAATACGTTTAATGCGGTCATAATTAATCTTCCTCTGGTATTGGTAAATTATAATTTTCTTTAGCGAATTTCTCGTCGCCTTTTTCTACTTCATAATATGGATGATCATCTTTAAATATATAGCCATCTTTGCCGGGATTCATTTTAAAAACATCATCCATATTGCCAGTTACTTCATCAACTGTTGCTTCTTTTTCATCATCTGGCGTTGGCGTGGCAGTATCTTCTTCTTGCGTTACAATGCACTCGCAATTAAAGTGATTAACTGGCATTACAGAATCCCAAATCGGATCATCCACCTTCGCCGTCATTCCATCCAATGGCGCACAAATATCACACGCATCGCCTATTGTTGAATACGTTAGATAAGGCAGAAGATCCTTATTCTTTTGGATTTCATTCCATTTTCCAGCCATCGTTGCTTGTGCTACTGCCGTATTATATTCTGTTTTTCCCCAGTTATTAATCCATTTATCGTATGTTTGTGAACCTATTTGATTAAATTCTTTTGATGTTCTACGTTCTCCATTTTCATTTGTAAGTAAAGAGGCAATGTCCTGTACCTGCTTAAATGTTTTGGCCGCAGAAAACATATAGATATTTGTCCTCAACTCTTGAAGCAACTCTAAATCTTTGCCTTCAAAGTCTGCTAACGTACCTCCAAAACCTTTATAAAGACCTTTTTTTAAATAATCAGCAATAGCAAAATATAAATCTTCTGGTAAGTCATACTCGGTAATTTCACCTTCGTATATGCTATCCAATAAATCTTTTATTTGCTTATCTGAATATTCCATTAAAAAATAGCTTTAATCTTGCTCCAAATTTTAAGCACAAATAATTTTATAACTCCGATTTCTTTAGCCGCTTCTTGCTCAGCCAATTCACGCTCTTTAGTCAGTTCTTGCAGTACGTTAACCTTCCAATGGTTAATATCTTCCTCAATTACTTTGATTTTCTTTGCCATTAGTGTTTATGATTATGTGAATTATAAATCTTGTCTAATTTATTTTTAATTTCTGGAGATAATCCTTTAGCCGCTGCCATAGGTTTTGGTATTGCAACTGGAATACCAGTTTGATCTGTAAAATAATTTGCCTCCATCGTCAACCCCGCTTGTTGCATAAGCACCGCTTGATTAATGATCTTGTCGTTCATTTCCATAATCTCCGAATCATTCTTTAATACCGCTTTTACATCGTCTGGAATATTAAATCCAAGTTTCCGCATTTTAGGTATTAAATCTTTATTTATGACATTGGAAATAAAAGCGCCATCTTTAGTCTGCTTATCTTCCATTGCTTGATCTGCTGGACTTTCACGATTTGCATTTCCAAGTTTGCCAGGAATACTATCTATTGCGTCAGCGTGTCCAAGAATGATCTTGCTTATTTTCTTTTCAAGTCTTTCCTCAAGGTTTGCATAACCTTTGTACCCAGTACCACCAAGAGCGGTTTCAAGGAATGTTATTTCATCTTCTGGATCAATCAACGCCCAGCCAGCAGAACCCATTTGTTGTATAGCGTTTGCCAATTCTGCACGCTCTGTTTCATTTGTTTTGCTTGTCTTTGCAACTCGGTAAGGTTGAGCAAATAGCTCTATAAAGTCACCGTTAAATCCTAACAAGTTTCTCAAGAATATCTCATATAATCCGACCTTATAAAGCAGTCCGTAACCGCTTTTACTTGTTCCGATGTCGTTATAAGTTTTTATGTAAACGTGCCAATCTGCGTATGGTTCTTCCAAAAATGGCGCACCACTAATTGAATAGGTAAAATTAGTCACGTTCAATCGATCTGGTGATATATTCCAACGTTTAATAATGTCCAAATCTGGAAATTCATCGTCAACTATATCACCCAAAGAGATTAAAGAATAGCCAAAGAAAATTGAATCCAACGAATAATTTAAAAATTTGTTAAACCAATCTTTATTTTGATTCTTACCAGCAACAACATCTTGAAATAATTCAGTTGCCTTTTCATCAACCTCTCCTTTTTTATTTACAAATTCCCATTTGCGCAATAACGTTAAATCTTTGCGCCTTTCCATGCAAGCAAAAACATGACCATTATTGATTGTGTCAATATATAGCTTTTGCGCCTTTACTCGGTGCGGATACCAGACATTCTCCGCCTCTTGCAATACCTCACGCCACGAAAAGACATCTTGCCTAATACGTTGTAATTGTACGGGAGCAATAAAACCAGCAAGGTTCTTTGTTGGATCAATACTTTTATCTCTTGAAAATGGATTAAGCGAAAGGAATATGTCTTGTATATTTGCCATTTTTAGTATTGATTAATAGTTTTAGTGTTACCACCAAAGCGAATACGATGACCTTCGCCTGGTTGAATTACTGGCATTTCTGCCGTTATATCTGTTCCGTCTGCTGCGCTTTGCAGCCAGCCTAAAGCCGAATATGTAGGATAAATTACCCGACCAGCTAAACTGATGCGATCTTCATGCACTCCCATATAGCGATGAGTTCTCAATTCGGGAACATTTCTTGGACTAATACGACAATGAGCATGATATAAAGCTATATCTATGCAGATCATTAATAGCTTTTGATCTCTGTTATCTCCAGCAATCCAATAAGTTGTATTTGAAACGATAGTGCTTGATGGGATTAAATAACTTACACCAACACCCCAATATTGTACGCCTTTTGTTGCATCATCTGGGAATATATTAACGGCTAACGAATCAACTGGAGTATTGATCTGAAGTTGTGCCGCATGATCAAGAATACTGGTTGCAATACGGCAAGTATATGTTTTATCTCTCCACCAGACTTGATCACCAATAGCATAAACTTTTTGATAATCAAAAATAGGTTGAGGATATAATCCGTAATAGGTTGCCCATTGTGCGCCTACTAATGTCCAATGTGCCGCATTCCATGCTTCAGCAACAACAATAGCAGTCGTACAAGTATATACATTGCCATTATACAATGTATATTTACCAATAGTGTATGTAATTAAGGCATTGTAAGCGGTTGCGTTAAGATAGACCGTTTCGCCAGCCTTATAAGTCGAGGCAAAATTATATTGCGTAACATTCTCAAATGCTTCTGTTACATCGTATTTTTGCTTCAAATAAGACTTGCATTCTTCAACTGCTGCCTTTTGTATGCCATCAAGAATAGACTGATTGCCACCGATAATAGCTTGAAGATTGTCCGCTTGTATCTGTTTAGCGTAATCGCCGTAAAATAAAAAAGAATCCATAATTTTTGCCGTTATGTTGTAAAATTACATTATTTTTTTATATATACGCATTTCGAGATATATTTTTACCAAGCGTTGGAATTATCACTCTGCCGCCTCGTTGGTATTCGTGGAATTTATTAGCAAATGCTGAACAAGCAATATAGTCAAATAAGTCGGAATAGTGACCAACCTTTTGAAACCTTGCTCCAGTTTGCGGATCACTTCCCATTTCTTTTAGCTTTGTTCCGTCAGCAGCCTCCTTTAAGTTAATAAAATCCGTTATAGCAGTCTTGCAGTTTTCACCTATTATGAATGTAAGACCTCCGACATTCTTCTCAAATACGGTATTGATCCAATTACCACGCATAACCACCGAAGGATTAGACGATAAAACTCTATTTGTTGGTTTAAAAGGTGCTAAATAATCAACGATTAACCTAAAGAAGTTATAACCCTTCTCTAATTTAGTATCTTGCTTATTTGCGGTTGCATCGCCATATATGAATAAGCCAGATTGATGACCAACATACCTTCTGGTAAATTCTGCGCATACATCTTTTACAGTGTTGCGTGGTGTTATGCCACTTATCTCATCAATCATCATCAACGTATCGCCTTGAATCTGGAATATACCACAAGGCAAGTATGGATTAACGTTGTCATCCCAGCTGATATGTAAAGGTAAATCTAGATTGTATTTAACTGGTTTAATGTGCTGGTTGATCTCAAAGCATTTATAAAACTCGCCTCCAGTTTTTAGTTGAACGTTCCAGTTGCCCTCAACAAATACCATGTACTCGAACTTAGGTAAGTTGGCAAGGTTGTCAATGTATTCTTGCGGCAAAAAAGGA